AGAAAATCAAAAAATAAAAAATATTCTGCTGATGAAAATTTAAATATAATCAGTCACTTCTTAGTCGTAGGAGCTAGTGTGTTATCTTTATATGCATTACTTGTAATACTTTATGAAATCATAGTTAATCGTATAGGGTGATAGATATGTCGGATGGTAATATAGACGAGGTTAGCCTCCATCTATTATTTATACAAGCTTTGACAAAGAAGACTTCATATGATAAATCTAATTTAATATATAGAACTTATTGCCGATATTTATATAAGAAGTCTATATCGGATATAATTAAATATGTAAAGAATGAAAATATTTATGATGTGTTATATGGACTTCTTTCAATTCAATGGTCCCTAAAAGATGCATATTATATATCAGAAAATTCTAGAATAGATAGAACTAAGGATAATAACTTTAGTGCTATCATCATAGAGAAAGATGATAAAAAGATAAATGCTATAGTTGGACCAATCCAGTATACTGCATCTAATAAACATATTGAAGCTAATATAACTTATATAGATGATGAAAATAGAATGGCTTATACAATTAATAAATATTCTAAAGAAGATGATAATCCTCTAAAGAAATATATAGAGAATGAGATCAGGAATATTATAATTGAATTCATGAAGTCATTAATTAAAAATTCTTAATATTAATATATTATAAATATGAAAGAAAGGTCTAGTGATTTAAATCACTAGACCATTATTTTTATTTATTTTAGGAGGAGTATAATATGGACAATAATTATTTTGGCAGAACTTTACGTCGCACATTTGATATATCTGGTATAGATATTAGCGAAGCTGGAGTTAAACGATTATCCGATTCTACTGAATTTTGTTATGCTTGTTATCCAATCATTGAAGTTCTAAAAGTTCTTAAAGGACCAGATTGGATTCATCTTCTCAAGGAGATCGAATATCTAAGAGGTAGGATTACAAGAGCTTGTGGATGGTATACAGTTAATGTATATACATTTGTAGGAACGTCTGATAAACATATCGAATTCAAATTATATCCAGATCAAATAGCTTGGATTTCTATTACATTTGCATTACGTGGAGATAATAGATTAGAAATTGTAAAATTAGAATACAATGAAGAAGCTGGAAATTTCTGTTATTTCGAAAATACACATTTGGCATTATTCATTGATGCAGTATATAGTTTATACGATACATTATTTACTGCTATAGATTATGAAGATCCATTGATCAAGTGAGGAGATTTAATATGAAATATGGTGTAAAGGAAATAAAAAATTTTAATGAATGTATTAAGAATTTATTCTCTCTATCTGTTTTAGTAAGAGGAATTCTTGTTTGTAAAAAGGGCACTAGAAGTGATATCTGTAAAACATCAAAAGGATTAATTACAGATACTCGCATTATTATTGGTGGATCTAAAATAGCAATCCAAATTGGTAATATTAAGATTGCTGCAACTACATTGAAAACCAATGATATCAATGTGACGATTGAAAATGAAGATAAGAAATCTATGCGTGATATCAATGGTTTCATCTTAGATATCTATACAAATCTTACTAATAAATATGGATTCTATGTACTTCCTGAATTTGAACCACATAATACAACTAAAGTTGTATATGCTAAGACTGGTGAAATTATATTAGCTACATACACTAAACTTTGCAATAACTATGCAGATCGTGCTAAATTTATTTATAATAGCCTTACTAAAAATAAACTAACGCATTTAGATCTTAGTAAAAATACTGTAGCTATTGAAGAAAATAATATTCTTAGTATTGACGGCGTATCTTATTTCAATTGTGAAAAAGATCTAGCATTCACTGTTGTAGATACAGATCGTAAATTAAAATTGTTTGAACTTACTGATCTATTCCCAGATGCAAGATCTATGTCAGGAATGGTTAAAGAAGTACGTGCATCTTTGGCATAAAATTATAAGGAGATTTTAATATGGATCTCCTTATTTTTTTATTTTTATAGTATTTTTCACATACTCATAATACTTATTAATTTTTTAGGAGCATAGTAAAATGAGCGATTACGTATATAATAATTTACTAAGAAATATTATCGATGAATTTAAACAAAAAGATCTTGATAATATTAAATATGAATTCTCTGAGAAAGATATTGCTAAAGCTAGAGTAGAATTATCTTTATACTGTAGAGATTTCGATGAAATCCCTGAAGAGATTCCTACAGTAGAAGATTTCTTACGTCCACAAAAAGACATTCTCCCTGTTAAACAATCTAGAGAACTTACTGAATTATATTCTTTCATTACTTTGATGAATGTAAATGATCTATTAAAACAACTAAAAGATCTTATTATTAATGAAGATAATTCTTATATAATTTGTAATACTAAAATATTAGATAATGAACGTATGATGACATGGGGATTTACTGCAAACTTCTTCTATGGATCATTTAACAATTTCAGCAATATAAAGATTAGATATGATAATCCTGGTATTATTGATAATAATACTCATGATATCCTAGTAGCTGGGGTTGTAGATTTTATTTATACTAACGTGAAACTTGGGTTATTGTAATGGAAAATAAAGACTATAATAGTTTAGTGATAGATACAATCAAAGAACTCAATAAAATAAAATCACTAAATAAGCCAGATGCTGCTAGAGAGGCATCTGAGTTTATTGGTGAAAGATTAGATAGAGAGCTATTAATTAGTAGCTCTAATATCTTTGATTTATTTAAAGATATCATCAATCCAACAGAAGATCTATTAGATGATCTTAGAAAAACTGATTGGTATGATGAGTATGTGAAATATAATGGGTATAAAATAATCAAATTATTAAAAGTTAAACCATTCATTGAACTTACTTATTATGAGAAGATTGCTGTCTTAACTGAATTTAAAGAATTTAATATATCGGAAGACCAAACTATTGTCAGAGATATATTCTTGGATATTCTTAAAAGCGAAGATACTAGAATATTAAAATTAGCTACAGCTAACTATATTTATCATAATGGATTATCTAAGAATATATTTAGCTTTACAGATATACCAGACTCATTAATAAATAATCCAGAAGTATTAGCTTATCTAGTCTTAATGAACTTAAGTGATTCTATCTTTATTACAGATAAGATTAAAGAAGATGAATCATTTAACAGTAGTATCGATTATATGAGTAGACTTGTGTTTAATATGCCTATAGATTTGGAATTAAATAAAAAAGAAAACTCTATTAGGTAATATATATTTTAACTATATATTATTTAGGTGATATGATAATGCCTCTACTCCCTGGCATATGTCATATCGAGCCCCTATACAGGTTTATAACTAGAGACACACAAACTAAACACACACACTAACAACCAAACACACATTGAAACAATATTTTATAATACTCTCCTATAAAATAAAAAATTCATAAATTCTCTCTCATCTTACATGAAACTTTTCTACCATGTGTCTCTAGTGTATAAACCATTTTTTTTTATTTATTTCACGAAAGGATGGTCAACAGATATGAATGAATTGACTCCTAAACAACTTTTTAAGGATATAAGTCCTTACTTAATTGGCCTTGCAGAATTATGTAAACAAGGCAAAGAAATCAACGATGTAGTTGGAGCTAGTGTACGTAATAAATTATGTACATTTGAAGGCTCTAGTACAATCAATGATGTAGTAATATTTAAATTCGAATTTAAATATGGAAGCTGTTCAATTACAGTTTTTGATAAACAAGTCAAATCTATTAAGTTTGAACTTAGTAGATCTTTAGACTTTATTACTCTATTGGCTCTACGCGGTGCTGTTATGATTCTTGGTGAAGGATATGATTGTGATTATTCTAAATACGAGAGTGATACCAAAGTAGGGTCTATTAGAATTAAGAGCGTCGGCGGTAATGAATTCACAAAAGTTATGCCGATGTCTTTATATAATAAGAATATTATTACAAGTAGACTTAGATCTATTTGTGAATATATAAAAGCTAATTCAGATAAAGTTAAAGAATATGAAACAACCTTCGAAGAATTATCTGATGATACTTTCCGCGTTGTATTTTATTACGGCGTTAATCTAGTAAGAATAATTGATCCTTACTATGATTCTATTTCTTGTGATTTAGATGTAACAGATATTAGAATCACCTCCAGATATAATATTAGGAATTTTACATATGGAAGTGATGTATTCAATCTTCTTAAAATTGTAAAACGAATTCCTAAATCTATTAAGGAGGAAAAATAAAATGGAAATGAATCTATTTATCGGTGCCGTAATCGATATTACTAATACAAAAGCATCTAGAATTTTAAAGAAATTCTGTGAGCAATTTGGGACTATAGAATTAGTAATACAATCGAACACTCTTAGAGAAGTATATAAGACTTCTTATGAAAAGAATACTGATTCTAAGACTATTAAACATATCATTCATTTCAAATCTGATGAAGGAAATGAATTCGATATTAGCTTCGAATTACTTAGAGGTAAGAATGAAGTTCAAGTCATGGTCGGTGGTAATGCGATTACTGAAGATCATGTAATTAAAGCATTCAAAGCTCTATCTGCAACAGCACTACATGAGTTAGGTGTTACTGTAGATGATTATGAAGAATCTAAAAAGGATTTTATTTTAAATAGATCGTTAGGTAATCAACCAGATATGGATGAGTCTGTTATCGAAGAAATATTTGATAAAGTTCTAAAACCAATATTCCCAATAGCTAATATGTATGGAATATTTAATGTAGTAAATGTAGATAGATTAAATGTGGCTTGTAGAAAAGATACATTCTATCTATTTTTCAATGATGGTAATAGTATTGGCATCATGGTAGATGCTGTAGTTATTAGTGATGGAATTTATAATGCCAAAGATTATAAAAAATACATCACTGATAGCGTTAATGAAGTAAATAAATGCATTAATGCTTTTATGAATGCAGTTTCTAAACCAGCTCCTGTTACACTAACAGAATCTCAGATGGCTAAAGTTGATTTTATGATAAAAAGTGGGGCAGTTCCTCGCATATTAGGAGTACATCCTCAACCTTGCCAAGATCCTATTGTTGTAGAGGAAGATGATAAAAACTATTATTACATTCAGGGCCCAATAGATAATAAATCAGTACTATCCGTTGGTATTAAGAATAAAAATAATGGTAAAATATTTGCATTAGAATACAACTCTAATAGAAAAGGAATTTATGCATTCTCATTTGAAGAAAAGATCGATAAAGATGGTAATATTGAACTTAAGTGTTTACGTAGCGTCGATGAAGAATTATTTAATGATCTCGATGAATACGTTAAATCTGTAAGGGATTATATTATCGAAGAACTTTTCGAAGATAATGATGATGTAAAAACACTCTTATCTTAATGAAAGGAGCATAGTAAAATATGCAATCTGAAGATAGATATAAAGACATGTATCTCGATTTGATGGACGTACTGGCATTAGTAGTCATCAATCAAAATAATAATGATTTTAATATTGATGAAGAATTATCTAAACGTGGATATGAATTATAAAAGGAGAACAATCATGAACCTTAAAGATGTTATTACTAAACTTGAAAGAGTATCTGCTGACTATTATTATTTTAATGCATTCTTTGCAGGGATTTATAAATTTATTGCAGATGATGAATATATTTTCTTTAATAAGACTGCAACTGAATTATATTCATCTGGTGGTAAATTAAATATAGAATTGTATCCAGAACAAGCAGATCTTAAATCTTTACATAAAGATGTAGAAGAATTTTCAAAAGACGTTGATGCTTTTTATAGCTTAACAAAACGTCTAAAATTTGTAGATTTGGATTATGATGCTTTAGATAAGAAAGTAAATAAATTATTCAAGAAATTGAAGCTTTCTGAAAAAATCAATACTAAGAATGTATCTTATATTACATTCACTACTGATCTATACGTAGATGATGAAAAGAAGTTTGCTATTGAAACTGATTATATCAACTACTACATGTATCGTCGCACTAGCGATATTATTTCTATCATTATGGGCGTATTAGACGAAGAAGGTAAAGTAAGTACTACAGCATACGTTTACCGTTATAAAGATCATAAATTCACTAAGATTGCTGATAAGAAAGCTGCTGAATTGATTAATGATATGCTTGCTTAATGGAGGTACATATGGAGAATTTGCAAAACCAATTCTTTGATATAGTTACCATCAGAAAGCCTAAGAATCCAATTAGTAGATTAGTATATGAATATAAGATGTGGAGATATTTTAGAGATTTGTCTAGACTATCTCCTTCTTTTAATACTATGGTAGAGATGGCCGCATTCATCAAACTCGCCGAAACAGTATGGTTTTACCGAAATGATGAAAATAATATGTATAACGATAGTCCTGTTACATATAGCAAAGAAGGATCTATTTATATTGTATTGATGCTTTCTGAATCTACATCTTGTACAATTGGTCTAAAGCAAAAGACTAATCAGATTAGTATTTCTATAAAGAATATGTCAAAGAATGAAATCACTTCAAGTATTAAGTTTAAAGATGGTGAATTAGAAATCAAAAGTAAAATTGATGAAATTTTATTCATTAATATTCTTAATGCTTTAATGAAATCTTTCATTAATCTTATGAAATATTGCATGGAGATAAACAATGAGCGACAAATTTAATATTAAAGATCAACATCTAAATTTCCCACACAGTATATTGACTAGATATGTGGTAAATTTAGCTAAGGTTATAGATAAATTTAGAAATATAGACAGATCATTCAACCCTGATATTTTATATAGCGGTATACGATACAGTGGATTTAATATGGCAGTAGATGAATATAAATTTGATATTTTTACGCCAACATACGAAGTTAAACTCCATTATGGGGCTATGAATATTAAATATTTATATAACTATGAAAATGGGTATGTTGTTAATATGCATATTACTCCGACATCATGGGATTGTCTTAATATAATACCTCCATTATGTGCATTAAAAGGATTTATTGCATTTTTATGTAATATTTTAGAAAGCAGTACTACAAAAGATTTCAAGATTGCAGATGATAATTGCATTACTGTAGTAACAAAAGATGAAATTCTTTATTTATCTTCAACTCAGAACGAGAATGAAGATACTAGGCTGTCTAAAAAGATATATAATATGATATATTCATTATTGAATGATGAATTATCAATCCGTAAAAATGTACGTGGCGTAGACTATGAAGATGGAGTTTATACGATTAGAGTAATAACTGATTATGTAATGCGATATTATAAATATATAAATCTATTACATATTAGAAGCTCTGATTCATCCGATTTGTATACAATTCTAGATCGTATTGAAGAAGTATAAATAAAATTGCCCTAGGAGAATTAAAGCTCCTAGGGTATTATTTTTATATTTTTTAATTAATGAACAAACAGTTTAATAAATGATGTGAGGTCCTTCAAGGAACCTCACGGTTACTTTTTCTTAAGGAGCTTAGTAATGCAAGAAGAAATCTTAGTTGAAGCTCATATATCAGATATACACTTTGGTGTATTCGAACCATCAAAACAATATCAGATCTTAAAACAACAGTTTATAGATCGTATAAATTTATTAAACTTAGACTTAATATCAATCAATGGTGACTTATTTCATCATAAGTTCATGAGTAACTCAGATGCAGTTATGTATGCAATGAAATTTGTAGATGAATTAGTCCAAATTTGTAGACAAAAACAATGTACCTTGTTTATATTACATGGTACTCCATCACATGATGCAAATCAAACAAAGTTATTTTATAGATATATGAATGATCCGACAGTAGATGTACGGGTTATTGAATCTATAAAATTTGAATATGTAAAAGGAAAACGAATCCTATGTATACCTGAAATTGCAGGATTAGGAAAGGAGTTTTACGAAAATATATTGTATACGAATGTATATGATGCAGTATGCATGCATGGTACAATTAGAGGTGCAATATATGGAAAAGATAAAATGGATCTAGATGCTCCAAGCCCAGTATTTGGTATGGAAAACTTTAAGTATTCTATGGGACCAATTATATCTGGGCATGTGCATGTATCTGGATGCTACGAAAAAGATTTTTACTATTAAAATTATAGCATATTTTACTCTTTTTTTCAATAAAAATAGATGACCATTTTACTGGCCATCTACTTTTAAAAATGGTCTTTGATATATTATATCTTGTTTTTCTAAAAAGTCAATTCTTAATTTATTAACTCTTTTATATGCGCGATAAGCTCATTTTCTATAGTCTGCATATGTGCCTCTACTATTCTTATCGCCTTGTCATACAGTTCATTTTCTTTTGCTCCGTCCTCTTTTAAGTCTGCGAGAATATTCATCAATACTTTTTTAGTTTCTGAAAATTCATTTTTGAATATTCCGTAAATTATCTTGAAAGTGATATCATCTATAATGTCATGCATATCTGTTTCAAAATCTATAAGCTTCACATCAAAGAATGTGTCTATTTCCTTATTTATTACTGCCCAGTTCTCTTTGATGTGATTATTCCTTATATATTTTATTACTCTTTTCTGTATACTCCAGCGAATATCTTGAATTTTAAGTATCAGGGCTATTTCTAGCCCTTTTCCTTTCAGATAATCGTTATTCAGCTGTTTTTCAAGCTTTGCCATTGTGGATATCATTTTTTCAAGATACCCGAACATTCGTTGCTGTTGAGTCAAGAATATAGTGCATATTACCACTGTTACTCCTAACTCAACTATATCTTTAACCAAAAGTGGATTCACCTTTATTCCCCCTCACTACTACAGTACAGCAGGATTTGCTTTCTTTTCTATGTTAAATATGCCCTGCAATACTACTCTTAAATCACAGTTCTTTTTAGCCTCTTCCAGTGCTATTGTTAACGCTTCTTCTCCTACCTCTTCAACAAAATTTGGAATAAAAGGTCTGTCAATTGATTTCTCTTTTTCCAGCAGATCCTCTAATTTTTTCCAAAAACCATCATGTACTTCTTTAAATTTTTCTATTCCAGCTTTCCCTTTGCTCAGTATTTCTGTTTTATAAATCAATGTCTTTCCTAATTCTAAAATTTTACCTGTTATATAAATTTTTGCTGCTAATCTATCCATAATTATCTTCTCCTTTGTTTGTTTTATATTATATTTTATTCTAGCCACCTGACAGGCTCAAATTTCAATTTTATTCTATCAGATAACCTTTTATACCTAAATTGATTTTAAAACTCTTATACTCAAAATATGCAAGCCGTTTTTTTCTATAGACTCAGTTTTTCAATTTTTTGAGTCTATAAATTTTCTTAGACTTAAAATTTCAAAAAATTGAGTCTTAAAAATTATTTTTTAAAAACTTTTCTTTTTTTGCCACCCTGTTCAACCAGCCTCTCAAAAACACTCTCTGCGTTGGTCTACTTGCAACAATGCTATGATAAAATCTACGTTGTAAATCATGATAAACTTGTAAGAACTTGTCAGCGTCTACATGATTTAAAGCAAATAAGGTTTTATTTCCTATTTTCCCATCAGTTGCCAAATCAGACCCGTCGATAATATTAAGAGCCTGCTGTGCCTTTTTAGCACCCCAAGTTCCGCTATTAACAATCCAATCGCAGATGGATAGTGCTATCTTGTCGTTAACTACTTCATTAAGCCTATTTCCGTGATAATATTTTTTGTCATATATATCACGTGCAATTTCAATCGGCATATCTCTCATATGACCTTTATAGCCATATCTACGAGCTTCAACCTCAATTATTCCGTACTTTGTTTTTCCTCCTGAATCATATTTGTCATCGCTGTATCCACCCTCAACTTTCAGCAGATAATCAAATATTTTTTCAAATCTATCCATTATTTCACTTCCTTTCCTAATAACTCCATAAATTTTAAATACTTAAACAGCTTTACTGGACTAAATGCACTTTCTTTTAATGCCATTAAATTGTATGTAAGACTATCGTCCAGTCCTTTGTTAATTAGATGTAAGCATAATTCACTACAGAAATATTTATCTTTATGCTCTATTCCTAACTCCAATAATTGAGCCAAAAATATTGCCCAGTAATCGTAGCCCTTGCCTTTTAATTTCTTAAACTCTTCAAGAACTATCTGAACTTCTATGTGACTATCAAGTTCGTAAATATCCATGTTTTCTTTTCTGACAAACGGCTTTATTCTTACTCCACCAGGATTCGACAAATACACATAATCATTGTACACCAGCTCGCAATGACTATATTTGCCCAGTGTCCGTAGTGTTATTAATAATCCTACTATGCTCTTTGGTTTGTGAAAGCTTATATATAGTTTATCTTGTTCTAACTGCATTCTACCTCCTTTATTCGTGAGATTAATCGTGAGATTTTATCACGAATAACCTCACGATTGTTTTATCTCACTTTCAAAAAGTTTATTGTATTCTGCTTCAGAATCAAACTTTTTCAATTCCTCAACAGATTTACTCAATAATCCGTGTGCCAATGTTGTTTCAGTAACCATTGAAGTTGTCGTGTGTTTTCGCATTATTTCCGACATCTCAATAAATTTTTGCACACTAACATTTACATATTTTTCCGAATTGTCTTCAGTATAAAATTTCCAATTCTCATATTCTGTAGACATAAAATCTGTCATAACTTGTGCTAAGTTCAATTTTTTCCCTGTTGTTATCTGTTTCATAAGACTTAAAGCAAACTTTAAAACAAGAGCAAAAAGTACTTTCGTGATGTTGCTTTGGTCTATCGTTCTGTTATATTGCAAATACTTGCTCCCTTTAACTTCAAACTCAAAAGGCTTTTTCTCCCTTTCAAGTCTTAATTGATATAATTCTTCTTTCAGTTTTTCAATTTTTTCTTCTTTTCTGTACTTTACCTGATTGTCTTCTATGTACTCAAATTCAGATAAAGTAACAGTTTTTATTTTTTCATTTTCTATCATTTCATTATCTGCTAAGGTATACCTTCCAACTGCATATAATTCCTCTTTTGTCATTTCACGCAATTTTCCTTTTTCTAAAATTGGATTGAGAAATTCAATTTCTGAAATGATATGATTTTCTTTGTTAAAATCT